TTATTTCCCCTGGGGAAACAAAGGGTTTATTCTACCAAAAGCATCCATAACCATCAGATAGTCTGGAATATCCAAATCAAGCAACTCTTCAACTTGGATTCTCTTGCCATCTATGTTGGTTAATAGAGCGGCTAAAATAGATGGAAGTTCCTCTTGGGATTTCATGAGCATACTGGCCTGAAGCACATCATGCCCTTTTCCCTTTTTAATTTCAACTTTTCTTCCATCAGAAAGAGTTAATTCTACTTTTTTACTCTCAGCGCTTTTCTCAGCCATAATACCTGTCTCCTTTAATTTAAAGTTAAGATGACCTGTTCACCGTCATTCTAAATCAGTCACAGTCTCCACAATACAGGTATTCCCCTGGGAATCTGTAACCTGCATTTTGATTGTGAAATACCCAGGTGCATTTATAAGGGCATCGAGAAGTTCTTTCTTTGTCATTCTAGACTCCTAAAAGAAAAGGCGGGTTTCCCCGCCTTATTTGTTATCTAATTGAATATTATTTACCCGCCGATGTTATTACGATAGGTTTCGAGCTGGTCTACTCCATCAATTTTGAGAATATTATTGAATACATCAAACTCAATAATCTCTTCATCATTAACGGTCAGTTTATAATATTGGACCGACATAGTAGTATCCTGCTCGGCATTTTCTCGGCCTTTCAATTTCCCGGTCGGAGTTTCTTTAAAAAAGCCTCTCATCTCGGCTTTAACTGCCTGCTGTTCTACCAGTTTATTGGCTTCCCAAACTTCCAGGGATGCTCTGGCAATAACAGTGTGGGCATTCTGGATATCCCCAACAATAGCCATGAGTCTGGGATAAACCCCGTTAAATTTAATTTTAGCTTCCATCTTTTCATACCCGGTCGGAAGCTCTGCATCACCCATCAACCCAAGGCCTTTCACATCAGAGGTCTTAGCCTTTACAGAAGGCAGGTCAACTTCTTCTGCCTTCGCAATAAAGTCATTCCCATCTATGTAAATGCGGGCATTTTTAAGCTGATTGATTTGAATTTTTGCCATCTTTTTATCTCCTTATCTGGACAGTTGTTTATTAAGATTGAGATGTCAGCAGAGTTGACAGCAAATCTGTGTTAATTACCTGGTTGAAGGTGATTCTCTCTGCAGGTGTCGGAGGCATCATTTCATAAGTAAATACCAGGTGGCCGGCTGCCATTTCGGCGGAGGAATTCTGAGCTTTATCAAAATAGCATTTACCATCGATTAAAGCTCCTCTTCCAACCAGTGTCCGGAGGAAGGCATTTACATCCGAGATTACCCCATCAATAGCGATATTAATAGGCTTATCCAGGTATTTCATAACATAGTATTCAATGGATTCTGCAATCACATCGGAAGTCCTGATTACCGGGATAAAAACCTTCGGGTCTGTCTGTGTGGGGAAAGCAGCTGAACGGTTTCCCCACACCTTATACCCGGAGCCATAATTGTTATAGATAGAGACGTAGCCGGAGGCATTCAGGAGATTCAAATCACTGTTTTCATCAGCCATTCCGAAACTTAAAGGCCGTTCCATCCCGGTGATTCCCTGGATGGTCTGATTCGAAGGGGAGTACCAATACCCCAGAGCATTATCAGTAGCCGCAATGACTCCGGCTATACGTTGAGACAGAGGCTCTAAGGCATCATCAATCTTTGCCCGGGGGTAACAGAGAATGGCCCGATAGGATGCAGTGTTTAATAGGTTTCCTGTTCCCCTGGCTGTAATGGCTTGAGTAACAGATAACCCAGCCTGGGCATCAATAGGGGCTATACAACGATGCAGTTCTGCCAGGGAGAGCATCTCCGCCATAACTGTAGCCTGTTCGCAATAAGATGGGCAGAGGATAATCTTGGCAGAGAACCCATAAAGAGCATACAGGTTTTTAATGATCTGCAGCCCGGACCGATTTCCATTGGCATCAACGGCTCCAACAATATCAGATGCCACTACTTTAGCTACATCCGGGGTTGTATCAGTCTTGTGGGTAGTTGGATTAAAAACATTTACTACTATTACCGGCCCTGAACCATGGTCAAAGATAGCCGCTAAAGCTGAGGGAATAGTAAATCCGGAAGTAGCTTCTCCGAAATACTTGGCCGCATCTTCCTCTTTGGTAATCAGGATTGGTTGATTCACTACTTGGGCATACCACTCTTCATCGGTGGTATCCGCAGGTTTTGTATTGTGAACCGGCGCAGTTCCTACAAGTAAAATCACTGCTGTTTTAACTGTGTTAATGGCAACAGCACCGGAAGTCTTAACGATAGTTTCTATTCCATGTAAAAAGCTTGTGGACATAATATAATCCTCCTATGCCTCTTCTTCATTAAAATCTATTTGGGTTGTTTTGGTATCATCTTCCTCAAAGCCAGATTGAGTTAATCCTTTAATTGAGAAGGAGACTACATAAACAAATTCCATTGCTTCATGAGAAAGTAATTGAATCCCCGCCGGAGATACTGTTCCATAATCAGTTTGGTATCCATCCAGGGCTTTATAAACCGCATCAATTAAAGGATAAGCTTCATTACCATGGTCCCGGAGAGAACGGTAAAAGACAATCACATCAAACCGATGGTCTGCATCTTGGACTAGGGGTTGAGAAATTGTCTCAGTGTCACTAAAATCTGTACGGTCATAAACGACTCGCAGTGCCGGAACATTATTAGGCCTGGCTAACAGTTCTTTGGGATTCCCGGACCATTCAAGGACATTCCCATTAACAACTTCAACTTTGGCTTTTAGTTGAGCAACAAGGCTTTGAGAAATTTCTTGAATCATCCCTGCATTGCCTCCATCCAGGTTTTAAATGGGATACCGGCTTTGATGATTCCTGAGCCGACTGGATAAATAAACGGCCGGGATGGTATTCCTCGCTTGGTTCCATATTCCTGATAGATTGCATAAGGTACTGTGGTTCCTATTTGAACAGATAATCCGCCGTTTGTAATCTTATACCCAAAAGACTGGTTGAGAGATGTGGTCTTGGCTAAAATCTTCTCAGAATAACCTTGTTTTAGTTTCCAGTTTAGATATTTCTGAGTGAGTGCAGCCCATTCCACATCATGAGACCGGCCTTCTGTTTTAAAAATAGTGGATATATCAGACAGGGAATATTCGGCAAGTTTTTTTAGTGCCTTCTTCCTGGCATCCATCAGGGACTTGGTTAATTCTCTGGAGAATTGATTGATATTTATCCCATTAGGCATTGGGGTCCTCCTGGGATATATCCGGAGAAACTAATATTGGCCCGGTTGGTGAAAGGTCTAACAATCTTTCAATTTCAAGGGCTAAATCTTTCACCCGGATAGACTCTGTTTTATCCGGCCCTCTCCAATAAAGATTCACACCGGTGGCTAATTCCTGGACGGCCATCAGGATAACGGCCTTTTTCTGTTGGGCTGAAGGGATTTCCGGGAGAGAAGCCAGCTCTGTTACCTTCAAAAACCGCTCTTCTGCTAAAGAAATAGCATCATCCACCTGCTGATCTGTAAAATCAGAGGTGGATGTATTGAGCAGATTTATAACTTCTTCCCGGGTTACCATTATTGATTATTGGCCTGTTTTTTCTCTGGTTCTGCGGACGTGGCATAACCCGCATTGATCAGTATATTGGCATGGTCAACAGGCGCATCGGTTAATCCTTGTGGATATTTGGTGCGTACGCCATTGATGTCAACATAAGAAGCCTGCATGACAAATATTTTCATCGTTTTTACTGTTGCATTAGCCATTTTCTTTCTCCTTCTGAAGCATTATGTTTACCAGGAATCAGAACTCTTGTTTCTGGTCCCTGGTAAACCCTGGGGGGTTGTCAGCCCAGGGTTAGGTGGTTTAGGAAGGTCCGGCCTAACCTTCCCGTCATCCCATCCAGTATCTATCTGGCCGACTGGCTCTACAGGGTGCTAATTGGATTTCAAGACGATGATTCGGTCATCATCTAAACGCGCGCAGGCATGTTTGCCTTTCCAGTAGACAGTTTTAGTTCGTTGCATCTTATCGACATTTGAGAAGCCCAATTCGTAGGATTTCCCGTTAAGATCAACTGTCCCGTATGCATCAGGACCAAAGAAAATAGTCTTGTAGACTGTTTTCCCTGAGGTGGCATTAACTGTCTTGGGGGCGTTCGGAGTTATGATAAATTTCACGTTTGAAAATACACCGGAATATCCCATTTCTATTACGGAGGGCTTCCCGGCTAACATTTTCAAAAGATCATCAGTCGTGAAAATGTCGAGGATCTTATCTGGGTGGATAAGGCAAATATAGTTTCCATCAGTGAACGTAGGAACTGATTTACCTGCGAGGGCCGCCCATATAGACCGGACATTATCTTTGGAAGGAGTTTTGGTCCCATCAAGAGCTTCTTCATTGGCAACACTACCGGCATAAACGATTTGAGTGCCTGCTCCTAATACGGAAAGATTGACCATCTCCAAGGTCTTTAAGGCATGATCATTTAAAAGCATCGTTGCCTTATCGATGGGGTCAGAAAACGCTGTCAGAGAGGCGAATTCTTTCAGATCAATTGGTTTACCATATTCTTCCAGTGTCGCTTCTACCTGATTATCTGACATTGCTGCGCTCTCAGGTGAATCAACATTTGTGATTGGTGTTGTGGAGACCGCCAGTGGAGTCATTCTGGTCCATACAATGGTCTTGCCACTATTCAGCGGGATGGTTGATTTTTGCCCATAATTAAAAGTTACATTTTGGGAGATCAGGTATTGCAGGAAGGTCCGCTGATAGAACTTTTGGAAGAAATCAGGGTTGTTAGTGAAATCAAAAGCCATTATTTAACGGGCTCCTTTCTGAGTATCTCTTTAACACCCATAAGCTGCTCATAGCTCATGGAATCGAGTTTCTCATCAGAAAGCTCTTCCGGGGTATCCGGACCACCATCACCACCTAAGGCTTCCCGGGAAGACGGTTGTGTCTTTTTCTGGGCCTTGGGATAGTAATCGGCTTTCAGTTTTTCCAGGGTTTCAATTCCGGCCGATTCCAGCATCTCCAGGATAGGGCTCTTGTCCCCCTCAACCAGGATGACGCATTTCTTTACATCGGCGGAGAGCTTCTCTTTATACTGCTTTCCGATAGCAGCCATAGTGGAGAGCTCTTTTTTCTCTGTCTCCAGGACGCTAATTCTTGACTCGGCAGCTGAAAGCTTTTCAGTTGTCGTAGAAAGGTCCTGTTGCAGTCTTTCTAATTCACCTGCCATAGACGGGTTTTCCTCCTTATTAGGATATTCTTCTTCATCAGATAAACGAGAGGCATTGGAATCAGCCCCTTTAGTCACAATAGAAAGACCCTGAAAAACAATATCTTTTGCTAAATATTCAGAGTCATTAACTTTGTCTTTGTTATAAAAAATGGATGCTGAGAAATTATTGATAGGGCTTGGATCCATTTTTATAAGTGAAATAAGCCGTTCATTCCCTGCTTTTGCTAATTGCAAACGAGCTTTAATCCATTTATTGGTTGAATCCCATTCGGAAGATAAAACAACGCCTCTGGTATTATCAATATTTTCCAGGTGATCAGTATAGAGAGGCTTCTCATTTAAGGAAGGTGCAGCCTTTTGCAGTTCTTCAGGTGGGAATGTTAATTTATAAAACCCAGTCTTTTTATCCTCTTCCTTATATCTACGGTCAACACTAGTTGCTGACAATGCAACAACATCAAATTGAATTGCATCTTCAGTTTCAGTGATACCAGAAGGAGTGATTTTAGATAAGAAATCAATGTGTTTTATTTTACCCATGCTTCCAGAATAAGCATGTTTATGGTGGGAATCCAGTAAACGTTGGACAATTTGGACAGTTTTATAAAAAACTATATAAAATATTTAATCTTCAAGAATAATGCTGTCTTTCGCTTCTATTATTTTCTTAACTTCTGTTGCGGGAAGCATGGTAAAAATCTCAACCTTTTTATCAGGTGGGTAAGATTTAAGTTCATCGATTAACTCCTTAACTGTGAATCCTTTATCATTTTTCGAAGTCTTAAGCATTTTCTTCAGCCTCTTTTCTCGCATAATGGTATCTAAATGTCATCAACCCTGCAGCGGTAATACAGATGATGTAGAGATAGATGAATATCCAATTAGTAACAGAAAACCAACAACCAAGGAAAGATAAAATAAAAGTTGCAATTGCCCAGAAGAACGTTATCCATTTGAGCTTGGTGATATTTCTATAAATACTAATAGTATCCTTCCCTGGTGTTTTATTAATGAACTTAATTCTGTCATTATGCATATCCAGAGCTCCGTGGAAACATGCTATTAAGAGAGCTACAGCCATCCCAATAGCCTTATAGAGATAGATTGGGAATGTAACAGATTGACTCACAAGGAGATATAGCAATCCGGCCAGGGAACAGGTAAATACCGGATCAATAGTTTTAATGATTCGTTTCATTATTTATAAGCCTCCTCGGAAATAGCTGCAGTCTCATGAGCCTTCAGAAACCGGTCATAATCTTCATTGTTTATCCTGAGGGTACCCTTTGATGTCTCTGACCCCAGTTTTATGGCCCGGAGCTGTCCAGAATCAATCCAGGTATAAACCGTAGTTCTAGAGACCCGAAGACTGCGCGCTATTTCCCGGACAGTAAGGTATCTGTTATCTCCCATATTGTTCTCCCTTCTTATGCTGCCTGATGGCTTTTATTTAGGTCATTCTTCCTGCGGATCCGCTCCATGGCTGCCAGTACATTTCTGGCCTCCTGGGGAGTTAGTTCCAGCATTTTGTCCTTCTTGGTGACTCGCAGAAGGAACTTCCGGAGACCGGCTTCTGACCAATGCCATTGCCGGGCATATTCCCGGATTCGGTACATCTGGGCGGCGGTTGCTCCCTGGAGAGACCCCTCTGATTTCTGCCGGAGAAAGTAAATCAAAGCCTCCGCCTCTTTCTGGGTCATCTCTGACATGTGGTCTTTACCTGTTTGCTGCTTGATCAGGGAGTAAAGAACATCATCATCAGGGATGCAGATACCTTTTTTCCAGATGGACCATATAACTTTTTTTTGTTGCTTAGTTATGCCCGGCTGAAGGACTGCTGATTGAGCATCTTTCTTATGCATATCTCATCCTCGATTCGTTTGAGGTTGTTTTCAATTTCGGCGATATCTTCCATGGCTTTCCCAATAGCACCCTTCTTATCCTGGGCTTGGATCCGCCGCTGGATATCTTTGGTGAGTTTCATATTCTCCCGCATGAACTGCTGGGCTTCCAGAGAATGAATCCCATACTTTTTAATGACCTCTTTCAGTTGGTCATTGAGTTTATCCAACTCCTCCATCGTCTTAGTAAGGTAGATATGCTCCAAGTCCTTCTTTTGTTCCTGGAGGGAATCCCGCTCCTTTTCCATTGCAGTCATAACAATATCTGTGAACATGGTAGAACCTCCTATTGAATTAGATTTAATTGTTCTGGTGGTTTAACACCAATTAAAGGCTTTTTTCGTGGTGTGAAATACTTACAATCAACTTTCTTATAAGTGTTTAACCTTGGGCTGCCGATATCACTCAATAGGACAGAACAATAAGGCTGTCCTTCTTTCCCGGAATAAACACGCTTGCAGTGATAGCAGTCCCTCACCTTATAAACCTCTTAACCAACTAATCAGAAATCCTAAATCTGCTAAAGCAAATGCACCCAGGATAACCATGATTATTGTCCAGGTGGCATCTCGTATTATTTGAATCCATTGGCTCATATTGGCCTCCTCAGTGCCGGCATCACCGGCAGACTCTGCCTGGTATCGTTCCCCAGGTCAGAGTTTCGGCCTTTGGCTGGTAGGCTACATGTCATCAATCCTTTCCACTTTGGAGAGCCGGCCTTTTAAATCATTTATCTCTTTATCCAGCTTCCTAAGTGTTTGTTGGGAATATCTGCAGCTGGCATACAGCTCATAGCAAACATAAAGGGCTATTAATGCCAATATGACTGAAAGGAATATCAGGCAATCCATTAGTTATTGCTCCCATTATGGAGTCTTTCCACAACAAATTGGCCAGAGAATAGGCCATAGAAATGGCCAAGACTCTCAAAATAGAACTTTGCCATTTCCAGAACATTATTCAGATTCCTTCCGGAAAGGACTTCCATGAGTGACTGAGTTTGTATGGTAGACCTGACGAAAACAATTACCAGGTCATCACTGAAGGTAATATCTAATAAATTCCGTTGGTGCGTGGGAAAGCTATTAAGCAGTTCCTCAACCGACATGGGCTTCTCAGTAGTCTTAATCATTCCTGAATGGATTTGTTTTATGGTTGTTACCTGAGATTGATCAACTCCCATCAAAGTATTAAGGGTATGAACTTTTTCATTCACAATATTCCATGGTTCAAATAACCTTAATGAAGTAATAGATAAATCTTTCTCCCATGCTGATACTAAAGAAGCGATAAAAAACCCATTCTGGTTGACCATTGAGGGTTCAACATGCCAGCAGATTTTAGGTGATGTTTTGCTTACCTGTTCCATGTTACTGTCCCTCTCCTTGTCCCTGGCGATTGTTCCAATCATCAATGGCTTCCTGTTCACTGTTAAAGTGGACATTCAAGTCGAAATTCTCACAAGAGATATTTGTGCAACCGTCATACCAATATGCTGGCCTATCAATAGTTAAAGGCTCCGGGACAACTATGCCCTTAGCACCACATTTTGCGCATCGTTTCAATTCAGTTTTGTTTTCCATCCTGTCGTCTCCTTTTCCCGGGATAACCCTTATTGACAGGTTACCCCGGGAAACTGTCCTTATTATTCGAAAATCAATCCCATGGCTGGCCGGATACCGATTAATTGAGACCTGGCAAAGACCTTCCCAATAGTTCTGAGATAGGCTTTCTGCCCAGCTTGCCGAATAACATCCGGAACCTCGGGTTCAGTCCCGCCTCCCAGGTGCTGCCAGAATGCCATTAACTCTCCGGGATCAACAGCCTTAATACTGCGGAAGTAACCAATCCGAGAATAGATGTACCGTTCCTCAGATTCCCGGAGCCGTTTTGCCAGGGCGGGGAGCCCGACCAGGACGACCGGAAACCCTTTTTCATAGATTTCCCTGAAGATGGAGACCTTTTTAAGGAAAGAAGCGGCTGAACCTTTCGTGAATAGGTCTACTTCATCCACAATCAGCATTCTGGTTTCATTCTCATTAAGGCATTCAATCAGCCGTTTAAACCGCCGATGTACGTCACCATGGAAGCTGACATGAAATTCTTCCAGCATTTCATCAACGATATCGCCATAGCTCATCCCATCAACCATCTTGATATAAAGGACACCTGGTTGGGTGTCTGCAAAAGCCTGGCAAATGTGGGTCTTTCCGACCCCGGAGGGACCTGTTATAATGGAAAACTCGTGGTCATCCATTGTGTAGTGGAGGACCGCAAGTACCATCTTCTGGGAGCTGGTCATGAAAGTCGTCGAAGGCTGTTGGCCAGCTTTCCCATTTTTAGCGATATATTGAGTTAAAAACTTCTCAATATCACATCCTAAATCTTTCCGGCCTTGGTATTTCCCTTTTAAAGCAGCTGAAATGGCTGGCCGTGACATTCCCAGCTGAGTGGCTAATTCAGTAATGGTCAACCCACTCTGCTGAAATAGTTCCTGTAATTTCTCCATAAGCTCTTCTCCTGTCTAAAAGAATTGGTATTTCTGGTTATTGGGCCGCAGCAGCGGGGGCGAAGTTCTTTTCATAAAGGGCGATTAAGCTGCGGTCAATCTCACTGTCTGAAACCCTCTTAATTTCATTCTCTTTATCAGCTTTTGCCTGGGCAGCTCCCTGGGTATAGGGTGAAAATTGAATCGGATAATTTCTCTGTGCTTTGGTGATGTATTTCTTGGTTTGGTCCACCCAGAAGCTGGCAAGGCTGGCGTAGCGTCTGATTTTCTCCCGGACCTGCTCCTGGTCCTTGGGATTGATTTCTTTCTCCAGCTTGGGCATCGACAATAGCTGATGAGTTTGAGGGTCTAATGCATAAACTCGTTCGTTGTCGTAAGGGTTATATCTGATTTCCACCTCCTTCCCGGTATAAGGCGCCAACTCCCGGCCATAGTAGAAGCATTTACCGTAGCCAGGCAGCGTTATCTGTATCATTGATTCCCTCACCCGCCGGCGGCAGGATGGCAGGAAGATAAAATCTAATGTTTGGTCATCGAATCTCAATAAGGGGGCTTCCGGTAAGTGTTCAAAGAAATAAACCTCCGGAATTATGTTTTCAGTGGTCAGAGTTCTCTGGTTGGCTTCCTGAATAGTTTTTAATACTTCCTGCCAGAATTCCCGGTAATTAAGCAGCTTTCCTTCTTTTTTCATCTGTGAAATATCCTGAAGACGCTGCTCATTCTCAAATTCATTGATTGCCCGTTTCCGGTAACCAGGAAGACCTTTCCGGAGAAGCAGAGACTCCATTCCGTGCCAGAAATGAGATTCAATTATTTTGGCCCTGGGGGTTCTGGGTCTGGCTTTGGTGTGTTGTATATATCCATCATTGGAATCAACATTAATGGAAAGCCCTGAGAGTTGACCCCGGAGTCCAGTTACATAGTTTGAGAGTTCCGGCTTCCCGTTATCGGTATAAAGCTTTTTGGGGATGCCAAATTTACAGGCATCTTTCAAGCTTAGGCCTATATCTATTGAGGAATAACTCCCGAAAGAGGGGAAGACTCCTGCCCAATACCGGCTCCGCTGGTCTAGCCAGGCATACATCTGAGGGGAGAATGGATTGCCATCGTCATCAAGGACCACATAATCAAATATGTGTTGATCTCCAACCAGACACTCCATAACGTGGTAGGCTGATAAATCCCGCCGTATTTTAGGCATGTAACTGTGTTCTACTGCCCGGCGGCCACCGATGGAAAATGCTTCCATTGGGGCAGGTATTGATTCGATAATACGGTATAGAGCTTTAATGCTACCTAACTGCCAGCCTTTCTCAGGTGCTAACCGTGTCATTTTGGCATACAGGTCTTTTACCAGTATCCTAGGTGTTGCCAGGTATTGGCCAACGGCCCAGGAAACGGCTTCTTCTGAGAATGACCGTGATTTTATTGGAATATAGCTGTCTTGAGTGGTATCTGTAACTCGGATAGAGGCTCTGGCGCCTGATTCGGATATCTTTCGATAGACAGTGGCTTTGGAAACTCCATATTGTTTAGCCACTACCCCATACCAGTCATCTGTCTTCATTCCCGGCGGGATATTCCTGGCTTCTCTAATAATGGCAAGATTTCTTTGGGTTTTAGTGTCATTTATCTCTTCTGGGTGTAAATGGATCGGAGGATTACTCTGGTTTAATTCCTGCATTTTCTGCTCCTGGTTAAATGGAATAATCCCTCCGTTATCCTGTCGGTAATATCTTTCCCTGGCTTCCTCCGGGATTTCCGGGTCATTAATATGAACTAATGGCCGTTTACCTCCCCGGCAGCGGGCCTTTTTCTCATATTTAATGAGAGTAAATTTCCCCCTATGTTTTAGTGTCAGTATCTTTGACATCGACCATCCAGTTACCTTGGATAGGTCCTCGAAGGAAAGCCACTCTATTGGTTTTATGTTATTAGGATGAATTGTTTGCTCTGAACTAATACCGAATCCCGTCATTTTATACCTCTGAGTCTGCCTCTAATCCATAATTTTTAGTGGTTGTGAGTTTTCCCTGCCTCTGATAAACTACAAAACGGGCGATTTTCATTATGGATTCGATTACATTCATCATTATTGGGACGTTACTCACTGGCTTCTGGACAAAGGGGCTTTATTACAGGTCTTTCCGGCCCCATAAGGATTCAAACGGTACATGCAGCAATCTCGCAATGTACTCTTGGACTCGATATGATTGCCGAGTCCCGCTGATGACCTGGGAAACAACTCCTTTAGATATCCCGAGCGTCCTGGCGATATCAACCTGTTTGATTCCTTTGGCAATCAATTGGGCTTTGATTTTGTTAGCGTCCATTTTTTTTGCTCCATCTAGCATACTTGTTAGATACTAATCTAATCAAGTCTGCTTAGTTTGTCAACAAAAATTATTTAGCAGGTGTGATTATATGGCAGGTTTTAATGAGAAAATAAAGAAAATCAGAGAAATATTGGGTATAAGTCAAGCAAAATTAGCAGAATTGATTAATACCCATTCGATTACTATAAGCAGATATGAGCGAGGTGAAGGTGAACCTTCAATTGATGTACTAATCAAACTTGTTAATAATCTCTCCGTAAATCCCAACTGGTTATTAACTGGGGAAGGTAATCCTTTTAAAAATGAGGAAGTAATCAATATTGTTAAAGATCAGACTGTAGCAAGTATTATGAAATTACTAAACAATATGAATGACGACCAGAAGAAAGAAATTCTTAAACATATTGAAAGGGAAAAGTTGCTTGCAGACCTGATCGAAGAAAGGAAACATAATTCGGCAGATTGCTGATTAACTATGTCTTCTTTTCAGCCTCCGGAAGTGATTCCGGAGGCTTTTTTTATTTGACAGAATATTCCGGATAATATTAAATACATGGAAAAACAATAGGGGGTATTTATGGAAGAAAAAATCAAGTTCAACTCATGGAAGAATAAAAAATTAGTAAGATTCATGCTTTGTATGTGGGGACTTTTATTCTTCCTGATACTTGGAGTAATTGTTGTTGCTGTGGTTGATTCTGCTAATGATATTCCTGCAGAGGTAACACTTATATGTCCTAAAGCGGGGTTGGGTGATACTATTGATGATTTTGAAAAAGAATGGAATCTAGGATACAAAAAAGTATACAGTGAGGGAGGAACTAAGATTGGTAAGTCTGACGAAGTATGTTTTAACATCAATACTTCATGGGCTGGAAATACCTTTGGTAATCCTCCTAGATGTGGCCGTATATCTGGAGAAGCAAAGGGACAATGGGGGTTACCTGATAATGAATATCCCAATAAGGAATATTTCTATAAGAACATAAAAAGTATCATGCCGAAGGATTTTATGTTGATAAAATCAGCAAAGATGAAAAACTTTGATCTGAATATTGATAGGTATTTCTTTATATTGAAATCTGATTCAATAGCAAGCCTCGATAGCATAAGTAATTCTGCTGCGTACAATGGTTATGAGCCACCTAAACCAGGCTATTTTTATTTAATGGTATTAGAAGATATACTCGATAAGGACAGAATTGATAATTTTGAACTGTCATTAGGCAATCCTCCTTCTTATCTTTATGACAGTACTAAACCAATAAACTATGATCCATGGAAATAAAAACTGATTAAATTCATGCCTCCGGGAGTGATTCCGGAGGCTTTTTTTATTACAGCAGCCGATTCCCTCAGGAAAACGGCTGTTTTTTATTATATTCAACCCTATCTGGATAGATATTTTTAACGTAGGGTAAACCCGCCGAGGATTGACTATTAATTTTCATTTATAGAAGTATGAAAGAACAATTTCACATAAAAGGAGGTGATTACTCATGAAAAAATCATCTATTTCTAAATTACCATACTTCAAACTAATGATTGAAGCCTATAACCTACCTCCTGTCGGTTATATTGCTATTGGCATGATTGCAACACCAATCATCATGTTTGGTTTATTGCAGTTATTAAAATTATCGATAGTAACGATTAATCTTTAATAATTTAGGTTCTTTAGCCGGTTCCTATTTTGGGAGGAACCGGCTTTTTTTATTGATAAAACCAATCTAACTTGGAGTAAAATACGCAAAGACAAGGGTGTGCATTCTTTTATTCTAAATTTTGAGGCTCAGGATGTTGTGTTGTAAATAGTGTTTCAACTGCCATTGAGGAAATGGAAATAAGTGAGAAACCAAGATATTCCGATTGGAATGACTCATTTAAAATAGGCTTAATGTTGCACGTGATGTGTTCGTAGATAAAGCTCCATCACTGTTAAAATCAACATTAGCTTTTGTATAGCTTTTGAATATAAAACCCCAAGCAATTATATCCATAATTTCCCGGGGTTTTATTTTGCCTGAATACCTAATCCGTAAACTCTCTCTCTGAGGCCTTCCATGTCCTTAACCCAACAATCCTACCTGTTAGCCTGTTTCGTTTAATTTGACGCAGTTTGACGCTAATTTGACGGTGGTTAATAGACTGACCCGAAGATGAAAATATCATCCTCTGGTTTAAATCTAATTTTCTCGCAAAAAATGTGAGAAAAATTACCTGAACTGTCCAATCTTCCAGAGTGTTACTGGTTACCAGTTGAAATCCCGGCTAAATTATGAGTCTATGGCTGATAATAGTAGCTCATATAAGATTTATTTAGAGTTCCAGGCGAAGATGGAACAGGCTTTTGCCGGTATTAACCGGTTCAACGCCTATGCCAAGACTGTCAATTCCACCCTGGATAAAACCAGCGAACGTCTCTCCCACATACAGCAACTATCGGACCGATTAGGAAACTTCTCCTCGTCTATGATGCGAAGTGGAGCCGTTTTAGGGGTTGTTTCGGGAACTATGGCCGCCGGAGCTACCTCAGCGGTAATGGCCTACTCAAGCCTTGAGGAACAACAAAAGTTCTTGCAAAGCGCCATGATGGATTCTAATGGGGTTATTTCTACACAATATAATGATTTAGTCCGCTTAGGAGATACCTTGGGAAAACAACTCCCTGGCGAATCTAAAGACATGATTGAGATGTTTATCTCCCTTCGGCAGCAAGGTATCCAAGCCACCGATATCTTAAATGGTGTTGGTGAATCTACAGCTAAATTATCCGTAATTATGGGTGAAGACTTTGCTTCGGTAGCGGAATATATGGGCCAATTTAAAAATTCCATGGATATCCGGCCAGAAGATATGACTAAATTCTCCGATTTGATTGGCAGACTTAAATATGCTTCCGGTGTAAACCTTACGGAAATGGGTTACACCTTTGCCAATGCTTCAGCGGCGCTTAAGAATCTTGGGGTTACTGGGATTGAAAACGCCCCTGCCATTGCGGCGGTCATGGGGATTATGAAGCAATCGGGTATTGAGGGTATGAAGGCTGGTACCCAATTCAGCCAAGCCATGGGGCGAATAGCCGTCATGCAGCGGATGCTTTCTACGGGACACGGAAAAGAAGTCCAAGCCATGTTAAGCGCATCTGGCGTTCAGCTTAACTTTTTTGATAATAAAGGCCAGTTTAGAGGCATCGAAAACATGATGATTGAGCTTCAGAAGCTTAAATCTATCAAAAGCCAACAAGAGAGAATGGATATCATCCAGACTATCTTCGGGTCCGGCAGTGATGAGGCTATGGGAGCGTTAATTAATGCCGGGTCTTCTGGTTATAACGAAATGATAGGTCGATTAAAGAATCAGGCTGATTTGACACAGAAGACTGACCTTATTATGTCTAGCATCAATATGCGTTGGGACACATTCAAAGGTACTTCTTCCCAGGTATTTAGAGAATTCGGTAAATCCATAGCTGAGGTTATCCGGTTAACATCAATCCTTAATGGCATGAATACTGTATTGGGTAAGATTGGTGAATTCATGACCAATCACCCCAATATCGGGCGGATATTTGCGATTGGTGCTGTCGGCGCCACTTTATTCACTGGTTCATTAGCCGGAGTTTTAATGCTTTCTGGTACCACTCTTTTTGCCCTTTCAAAATTAGTTAGTGGATTCCGGACCGTTTATATTTGGTCCCAGTATCTTATCAAGTATGGTCCGGAAATAAGAGCCTTCTTTACCATGCTAAAAGTTAGTTCACTGAGTGCCTTACGTGCTATGGCTGTAGGTATCTGGGGAGCCGTCCAGGCATCCTGGGCTTTTATCGCCTCTCCTGTAGGTATTGCTCTGGCTGCAGTAGGAGTATCGGCATTCTTGGTATGGAAGTATTGGGACAAAATCACTTATGCCATGAAATTCTGGTGGAATGTGGCTAAATGGGCTATCGGCGGGGTCTTGAATTGGATGAAAGGCCTATCCAATGGAGTATTGGCGGCTATTTCTATCTTTGCGCCATTTATCGGTATCCCGATATTGATTTGGAAAAACTGGGATAAGATAAAACCTGTTATCACTGGATTATGGGATTGGATCCGGGGAACTTTCAGTAAGATATGGGATTGGTTTAAGGGGAATTGGACCAAACTACTGAATATTTTTCTCTACACTAACCCTATAACCGCCCCTTTTATGCTGATGCGTAAATTATTTGATTGGCTGTTTAAGATAGACTTATTCAAAGCCGGAGCCAAAATTATTCTATCGTTACTGAATGGGCTTAAATCGGTAATTTATAAGCCTATCAAGGCCGTAGAAGATATGGTCTGGTCTATGAGGAGATTTTTGCCTTCTTCCCCTGCCAAAGAAGGACCCTTTAAAGAACTGCATCGAATTAAAATCGCCGAGACAATTGCCTCTACTATCCGGCCTGCCCCGGCAATACTCGCCATGAAGAATCTAGCCGGGTCTATGGCCGGAGTTGCTTTCCCAGCCAGGCCCGCCTTGGCTGCCGGCGGCAGTGGAATTGTCATTACTATCCACAATACCATTAATTGGGGTGGTGGTAGTGACCCTAAATCCGCCCATGATTTTGCCAATAATTTAGAAAATCAGATAATTCAAGTCCTTCGTAAAATCGAGGCCGATCGCCTCCGGAGGCGTTATTAATGACAGCCTACGCAACCCTGGGTGAAATTGAGTTTGAAGTTCCGTCCTGGGCTGGCCATACCGAGGAAAATTCCTATATTTGGGCAAAACAAGACACAATCCAGGCTCCCGGGTCCCTGCAGTTCCTTGGCACAGACCTGCGTAGTTTTCCCCTGCAAATCAAATGGCATAAATACTGGTGCAATCCAGGAGAGCAATACAAGGCATTGAAAGCGGCGGCGGATGCTGGGGAACCCCTGAAATTAACCATTGCCGGGGAACTGATTGGCAATTTTGTAATTCAGAAAATCTCCGGAGAAGAGTTCATTACGCTGATAAATGGTCAACATGTTCAGATATCCTGCAGCATTGAGCTCCAGGAGTATATCCAGAAGACCCTGGAAAAGCGGAAAATTAAGCGTAAAAAGTCCACTCCTGGGGTTGTTCAAACTAACTCGACTGCTGCCACCCAAACCAACCAGCCGCAATTTAAAGTAACATCTTCGACAAACTCCAGTGGCTTAGTTTTTCGTCAGATAGAGAAAGTGAAGTAGCCTATGCCCGTGCATATTCTGACCTCAACCGGCCGCATCTATGAAAAACTAGCCAAACAGGAAAAACCTTCTAATCCCAACCTTTCTGATGGCGGCTGGGATAAAGAGGGGGATGATGCTGTCGAAAAGCTGGTATCCCTTACCCAGGCAGATGTAGATAAGGCTATCCAGGAAACCATCAGCCAAATGAGCCAGGAAGCCCGATACTATCAAACCTTTTCTGATATGGAGAAGAACCTGATAGTATCCCTACAAAAACGGTTCAACCTCTCCCCAGAAACCCTAGCTAAGATAGATGCCAGGCTGAAAACCCTCTATACCAAGGATAAAGAGTCTGTCGTTTTTGAAATTCCCGCTAAAATCCGGAATGAACAGGGGATTCTAATACCGTTGGGCTTTGGGGTTAAGGACCAGGCAACAGCTAGCTATATCCGGAGCCAAAATGATTTCTATTTTGGTAAATTCTTCCAGGGAGACCAGCGTATCCGGCAGGAAGTCCTGCATTGGATGGACCGTTATTACCTGGATAAAGGCAATCCTATTGGCAAAGGGCAAAAGGGGATTGACGTCTTCCTGAAGAATTTCAGCGATTATCTTACTGATAGGTCAGAAAAAAAGGCCCGGCAGATACTGGATACCTCATTGAATCATATACGGAATGCTGGCCGGCTCCGGGGTATGTCTGAAGCCGGGATTGAGCTTTTCAGAATTGATACCCAGGGTGACAGACTTACCTGCGCTACCTGCCGGTCATATGATGGCCGGATATTCCAGGTTTCCAGCGCAATATCCCTGTTGGAGTCCATGGAGAAACATGGGCCGGAATCCATTAAGGATTTAAAACCCTTTGTCACTAAACCAGTCACTGGTCCTTCAGTCGAAATTTCTAATAAGTATCCACCTTTTCATATGCACTGCCGCTGTAAGGCTGTTGCCTATTGGCAGAAGGTTCCAGATAGCCAGTTGCCCAAGGTTACAGTACCTGACATTTATAGTAATATTCCCAGTGGAAACAAGGATTTACAGCAAATTCAATCTTCATTAGAAACCTATGTAAATGACCTTACTGGTCCTGAGATACAGAATCGAATAGATGCCCATATGGGGGCTTCATGGTTTAGGGCTTGCAGTCATGACGATATAGATAATACAAATGAGCATTTCCAGAAACATGGTAGAGAGATGGGGTATAAGACTAAAGAGGAATATCTCCAAGGAGTAAATAATGTCTTAAAAAATGCCGATGTTGTATATATTCAACAAGCTGAATTTGTTAATAAGCAGAAGATAAAAAAAGTGCAGACAACCTATATTTTTGAAAAAGATGGGGAAAGGGTTATTGTCAGCGATGATAATTTAGTTATAAAATCATACCATCCAATCAATATAACGACAGAAAAGTGGCTAAAGAATGCTATCGAATACAAAAGGGCAACCGTTAGAGTTAAGCCCGGCACAGAAAAAATTAATTAATAGCTGGAATGTAGCAGTCACTAAGGGTGTGTCATCAATACCACCTTATGCTTTAGATATGGATACTGGCCCTGTATGGATGCACTTTAGAGATGAAATACACAAAGAAGGACTGGATAACCATCCTGATGTTAAAACAATTGATATTAAATTGATTAAATTGATATTTGAATGGACTAATATCTGCCAAAACATCGATGAGAACCAGCCCCTGGAATCCTGGTGGTGGCACCTGGATAAAATCGTTGACCATTCGTATCCCGCTGACCTTTTACCGCAATATCTGTTAGAAATCTATCAGCAGTAACCCTACTTTTCTCGCAGAATATGCGAGAAAAACTATCTTTCTTTTCTGAATTGTTCAAGATGTCCAACCTTTACTGGTAGTATGTCCCCGCCGGCGGGTAAAGTATATCCATTATGCCGGAAAATACTAATACTGATTTTGATAAATCCATTGAATTTGTTCTCTCCTGGGAGGGTGGGTATGTGAATGACCCTAAAGACCCAGGGGGAGAGACAAACTTCGGAATCTCCAAACATTCCTTCCCGACCTTGGATATTAAGAACCTTACCCGAGACCAGGCCAAACAAATCTATTTTGAAAAGTATTGGCTTAAGGCCGGATGTGACAGGCTTGCTTGGCCGTTGAATATGGTTGTTATGGATACATCAGTCAACTGTGGAGTTATTCCTGCATTAGAGATGCTTAAAGATGTCTCCAAAGATGACATAAACCATACGGCCATGGATATGGCCAAAGATATGATTGTCCGGCGGTTGGATTATTACTTAAAAATCTGCAAAGCCAACAATAAACTGGATATCTTCCTCAAGGGATGGTTCCGTAGATGTTTACGGCTTTACGATGCTCTTTCACAATAGGAAACCCACTGAGTGGCTCTATCTAGAATGTTTTACCGCGATACTTTTAGGATACTTTTAGCGAGTCGCACTCTCCACATTCCCCGGTTGTAAGTAACGGGGCCGGTAATTCTTTGATATCCACGCCTCGAACATGAAGTGGATTGTCAGGAGTAAGCAGATATAGGCGAATATCTGGTTCCTTATCTTCTGGCAATTCCACTTCACCATGGATAAAACATGAAATTAGTTGAAACTAAAATACTCGATTCAATCAAACAGAACATTTCTATCATTTTAACGACACCTAAAGGCTCTGACCCTCACCGGCCGGAGTTCGGTTCCGATATAAATAGCTTTATTGATTTACCATTAACAGTCATTACCGCTGGAAAAATAAAATCTGAAATTACTGATGCCATAGAGCGGTGGGAACCGAGGGTTACCTTGAATTCCTGTGAAGTTCGGAAGGTTGGTACCGAAGCGAAACTGGTTATAGACCTGGATATTTATGTCAAAGAGCTGGGGCAGAGTGTTAACACCAGCTTGTGGGTATAAAGATGGACCATATTACCGCTGAAAATGAAAGATGGGACACTATCGCCAATAAGTATTATGGCGACCCTTATCTGTATGAGCCTATTATCCGGGCCAATCCGGAGGTTGTTCCTGTCGGTTCAGTGGCCAGTCCTCTTCTTCCTTCTGGAGTCACTATCACTATTCCCCTGATTGTTGTTCCGCCGGATTTATCTGAAGATGTCTCTCCGGCATGGGCGGTGGATTAATGGCTGAAGTTAAATTCATAGTCACAGACCCGGAATATTATGAAAAGCTTCTGGTGGCAGAATATGAGTCCACCACAGGGAGAACCTTATATCCGGCGGATCCAGAACGGCTACAAATTAACGTAATGGCTTATGGCCTGGCATTGATGGCTATGGGAATCAACGAATCGGCCAAGCAGAACCTTCTAGCTTATGCCCAGGATAATAAACTGGATTACCTGGGAGCCCTTCTGGGAGTCTCCCGGTTAGCCGCTGCTGCAGCTGAAGTGAAGCTGAAATTCTACATAAACCAGGCATTAACTGCCGATTTAGTTATTCCCGCCGGCACAAGTGTGAATGTTGGTAGCGGATCCTCTCAACTGACCTGGGAAACCACTGACGAGAAAACTATCCCGGCGGGATCCACTGAAGTATCCATAACTGCCCAATGCACAACAGCGGGTACTTCCGGAAACGGATTCCTGGCCGGCCAGATATCCGGCTCGATGGGCTGGACTAGCCCGACTACAGTCATCTATTGGGTCAATACCAACACTTCTGCAGGTGGAACCGATGAGGAAACTGATGATAATCTCCGGTCCCGGATACAGTTGGCGCCAGAGGCATTTTCTAATGCAGGGTCTAAGGGCGCTTATGAATACTGGACCAAGACAGCCCATGCTGATATCTCAGATGTGAGGGTGACCTCTCCCAATCCGGGGGATGTGGCTGTCTATGTGCTGTTGACCGATGGAATTTTACCATCTTCTGAAATCTTGGCCCAAGTCCTTGCGACCTTGAATGACACTAAAGTTCGTCCACTTACGGACCATGTAACGGTATTAGCACCAACTAAGATTGATTACACTATCAGCCTGACCTGGTATTTAGACCGGGATTATCAGACACTCCAATCCTCAATTGCTGATGATGTAGCTACTGCTGTGACAGATTATATTGCCTGGCAGAAAGCGAAGATTGGCCGGGATATAAATCCTTCTCGGTTGGTCGATAAAATAATGAATATTGATGGGGTAAAGCGGGTCGATGTTACAACCCCGGTATATACCAGCCTTACCGATAGCCAGGTGGCTAATCTGACTACCTCAACTGTTACTTATGGAGGAGTAGAAGATGAGTAAGCTTCCAGATATTCTTCCTCCATCTATATCCCAGGATGAAAACATTGTAGCCATCACAAAGGCCCTTGATGTCACATATCAACAATTGGCCGGATTGATAGTAAATGTCCTGATTTATTCCCGGATTGATGAGTTGGCCGAAGATGTGATTGACCTGTTAGCCTGGCAATTCCATCTGGAATCTTATGACCTGGCTTATACCTTGGCAGAAAAGCGGTCTATGGTGAAGAAGGCTATTGAACTGCATAAATACAAAGGGACTCCTTGGTCTGTCACAGAGTCACTAAAGGCTGCCGGTTTCTATGACGCTGAAGTGGTGGAATATGGACATAACAAATATGATGGCAGTTTTAAATATGATGGCAGCCGCCGATATGATTCTCCGGGGCCATATCTCTTCCGGGTAATACTCGATACTGGAAGTGTTAAGGGAATCAATCTGGCTACGATTGCCAGGATCATCAAGTGCATTAATGACTATAAAAACGTCCGCAGCCATCTACTGGATGTCAGGTTCCGGACCAGCCTCACTGAAGATTCATTCTCTGCGGCGGATGAACCTATGAAACTCAATGTTACAGACTCATACCATTATAATGGGCGGCGGAATTATAACGGGTCCATCAAATATACCGGGTCTCGTGTTACTGAAAGGGTTACCAATGCAAGTTAAATCCATAGTAAAACCTCGTGGTTATCTGGGGATAAAAGTATTCTCACATGGACGCATGATTCGAGCTTTTAGCCTTAAAAATCAGGTTGTAACGGCTGGGAAGGAAGCCATCGCTCGGCTTCTGGCCGGAGAGCCAGGTTATGCTATTACCCATATTGGTGTTGGAACCTCCGGAGATGCTACCACCCAGGATATGACGGCTCTTACTAACCAAGTGGTTGTACCAATTCAATCAATAACCTTTCCCCAGCGGGGAGAAGTTCAGTTCCGTTGGTTACTACCGTCCAGTACAGGGAATGATATGGATATAAAAGAGTTTGGTTTGATTTATCAGCCGATTGAGAACAGTTACTCACTATTTTCCCGGCTGACGATCTCCCCTGCAATCTCGAAAAATAGCGATATTTCATTACAAGGGACATGGCTGGTTAAATTAACTTAGGAAGGAACCCATTATGGCAAATTTAGTTGAGAATAAAGAATGGATTGAAGCAATATACCAAATAGAAGAAACAGATGATGTCATTGGTGGCGCCAATGGGGTATCCAATACCCAGGCAAAACAGCTGGCCAATCGAACCCTTTGGTTGAAGGACAAAACAGAGCAGATAGATGTGGTTAATGCCGCTTTGGATAACCGGCTGGATTCCGTGGAGGCTGAGGTCTCCAATGCAAGGGATGGGCAAGCATCACTCTTTAATCGTATTGCTAAAGCGAAAGTAAAAACGGGGACAGTCACTATCTATAACCGATATATAATCCGAGGGTGTGATGTTGTTCATCCAAGCGCGGGGGAATATAGAGACATTATAATTACAGATATTGGATGTTTTGGTAATTATGCAATCATAAATGGCCAAGTATATAATTTCCCCGAGACGACTTTTATCATTCCAGTAAACAATACAGGAGATATTGTTAATTGGTATTTTTATGCATACCTTGATGTTAATGGAAATCCTACTTTAGGCATGGGGAACTCTCTCCCGGAAACAGCTGTGCCTATTGGTTATTACGAGAGCCCGGATAATGATAGTGATGACTTGCAAGGTTTTTATAATGAAATGACTGGCGAATGGTATAGCCGTTTTACCGACCAACGTAAGTACACAGAAATCGAGGGTTGGTATGCCTCCTATTATGGGGAGGCTTATGTCACTATCCCTGACGATATCGCTTCCACAACTAATTATACAGTCCAAATCGAAGTCCTCTCGGCCTCTCCAATATGGCAAGTGGGTGATGTCCGCATCTCCGAGAGAACAATAAACGGTTTCAAAATCAATGTCACAGGATTGGCTGATAATATCCAGCTAAGATGGACGGTTATTCCTGTCCTTCCGTAAGGAGTAAATAAATATGGCTATAAAAATTAAAGAAATGAACGCAGGAAATAAAGTGGCTTGGACGGTGCAGGATAAAACCATAACCTTCGGAGAAGAAGGAAATCAAGTGTCTATTGATTTGGCCGCCCAGGAAAAAGATATACCAGTGACAGTAACTATCTCATCAAATGAGGAAGGGAAGCTGGTTGATGGGCTTTCTCTCCGGTATGTGGCGAATATCCTTATTCCACCGAGACGATTTATGCGGAAACCTACTGTCATTACCAATGCTGATGGAACTACGATGACATCCATTCTCTCAACTCCGTTACCGATTGATTTGAACCGGATAACTCTCCAATTGTGGGCAGTTTCAGGAGGTAATAACTAATGCCATTAACAATTTCTGTTCCTGATTCTCTCCGGCAGTCTGTGGAAGCGGCTACCGGAGGTAAAAATACAGTTCTGTATGATGCCCAGGGTAACCCTTCGGTCATGGTTGTTATACCCCGGTTTTTCCTGGAAGACCTTGATTCTTCCATGGGGGCAGGAGCGCATCCAGCCTTTAAATATAACGGGAAAGATTTAAACTACATTTTCATTGCTAAATATGAGTCATCCTGGGCTGGGAATCTCCCGGTGTCTATCCCGAGAGTGAAGATATCTTCATCGACTAAAACTTTTGATGATTGTCTGGCTGCTACAAGGGCAAAGGGTCCTGGCTGGCATATTATGACCCAGGCAGAATGGGCAGCCCTTTCCTTATGGTGTAAAAAAGCCGGATATTCCCCAACCGGAAATAACAACTCTGGTTGTAACCTGACCTATCCGCAACAGAGAGGGATTCCGTCCGGGGATACAGGTCTCTGTCTTACCGGGTCCGGTCCGAAGGAATGGTATCATGATGGAACTTATGAGGGTATAGCTGACCTGATTGGAAATGGAGTTGAATGGGTAAGTGGTCTCCAAATGCTCAATGGCGAGATTCAGATTATCCCATATAACAATGCTGCCGGCTCAAGTATTGATTTATCACCCACCTCATCCGCATGGAAGGCAATCCACTACAACACAGGTGAATTTATAACCCCTGGGAGTGATGGAACTCTCAAAATCAATTATAGTAACGGGACCAGTAATATAGTGTTTAGCTTCTCTACACCTAATTATCGTGGAACCTATACCAATCTGGATTTCACCTCATTTGGAGCGGAAAGCGGAGTATCATCCGCCGTAATTACTTTGCTCCAGACCTATGGCTTGAAGCAGTTCTCATGGAGTTCAGGTGCCGGGGTGAATCGGTGGAATGTGTGTAACCTAGCCGATGGAATTTATAGAATTCCACTACGAACCCAATTTACCAATCAGACTACATATCAGTGTGGAATGTGGTCTATGGACTGGACATATACCAGAAGTCGGGAAACTCAGACCTTTAGGTTGGCTCACTTCATCCAATAATGACCAAGCCGATTTTCTACATAGAACTGGATGAGAAGGATATTACCACAATCCTTACTCCTTATATCCTGGCCATAACCTATACTGACAATGATGGTCTGGCAGAGTCCGAATCGGATGATATCCAGTTGGAATTAGCTGATCCTAGAAATTATTTCCGGGATAATCCTCCGGCCAGGGGCTCGGTGTTAAGGATTAAATTCGGGTATGACTCACAGCTCCGGAATGCCGGGTGTTTCATTGTTGATTCTTATGGATACAAAGAAAGCCGAAGTGGTTCTACTTTCTCTATCAAAGCCTTGGCTAAGAACATATCTCAGCCAGCTCAAGAAACTAAAACAGTGGCTTATGAAGGGCAATCGTTAAAATCTATAGCAGAGGCCATTGCTGCCAGGCAAAAGTTGACCGTGGATTGGCAAGGGGATGATATCTCGTTCTCTCGTCAAACTCAGCATCAGAAAAGGGATTTAGAATATATTCAGGACTTAACCAAGAGATATGGGTATACCTGCAAGGTGAATAATGGGAAACTGGTAATCCATTCCATGGAACATCGCTTTTCATCCGGAGAAGCTTATGTCCTCACTCCAGAATTAATCACCGACTTTTCAATGGAAACATCTTCAATACCTGAAGGCCAGGTATCAGCGGATTACCAGGATCCAGACTTGAAATCAGTGACACACTCCTCAGAATCTACAGGAGTGAAAGCCTCCGGTTCTGTGTCCAAGGAAAATATCCGGGTTGAGAACCAAGCACAGTCCAATCGGATAACTAAGTCTAAATCCACATTGAATCAGATGAAGGAACAAAAAGGAAGTATTACCTGTATAGGCATTCCGAATCTATTCGCCGGCGGCAGGATTATCCTCGAAGGATATGGTATTTATGACAAGGATTATTATCTGTCTAAGGTCGTCCATAACATCTCCAGGTCAGGGTATAACTGTCAGTTGGATATCTGCATTAATCCTCAGAAGAAATCATCATGACTAAAATCGGAATAGTTACTGAAAGTGACCCCACTACCATGAAGATCCGGGCGCAAATTCCTGACTTGGATGGTATGGTGACCTATTGGATGCCAGTTTTAACACCGAAAGCCGGCAAGGATAAAGTTTATAATCTACCAGACATTGGAGAGGAAGTCCTTCTGGCCTTCCTTGATAATGGAGTGGAGCAGGGATTCTGCCTCGGTTCTATCTATAATTTCCAGGATAAACCACCGGTTTCGTCCGGAGATAAGTTTCATATCACATTCAAAGATGGTACTGTTCTTGAATATGATCGACACTCGCATATCTTAACAGCCTTTGTGGCTGGAACTGCAGTCATAACTGCCGATTCCATTACCGTTCATGGCGATCTCACCGTAAATGGAAATATAACTGCTACTGGGGCTATCATAGACGCCGGTGGCAATACGAATCACCATTCTCATTCCTAACTTTTCTCGCAAAATTTGAGAGAAATATTTACATTTGTTCAATCTGTCCAAGCATTACTGGATTCCACCCTCTTCAATGATTATCCTTAAATCATGGAAATTAAATTGATGGAAATTGTATCCTCTGGTGGATGGATGGCTGTTGCCGGCCTGATCATCTATATGTTTCTCAACTTAGAAAAGAAGGTAGAGAAACTACAGACTAATTTGGAATCCATTGCCAATTCACTCAACCAAAAAAAAGACCGTGAAGAATGTAGTGAAGAGTTAAAAGTGATAACAGCGAAAGTGGATGATCTCGCTGTAGAAACTGTCACTCGTGAAGAGCATTACCGGGATATCTCTGGATGGCGTTCTGAGATAAGGAATTTAAATGACAAAATTGATGATTTAATGCTGAGGAAAGCCGATGCCTCCTAAAACTTGCCGTGGTCAAATATTGGATTACCTGAACAGAATATATCCAGCCCAAACATCCGGAATTAATGTTGTAGGGGTTTTCTATGAATATTTCAAAGATACGGAGATCCGCCGGTCTCTCCAATTCCTCACTGATAAAGGGTATGTAGAGAAAACCACTGTCCATCATCCAATTAAAAGAGGGAAATCCGAGGACCATTATAAAATCACACCTTCCGGTATCGAAATCATCGAAGGAACTAAAACCGACCCATCAATTGTCCTTGAAGCAGACCATCAGGAGGATGAAGTTTAATGGGCCGCCGAAAGAAAGCTGATCTGCTTGACTTGGTGGAGAAGATTGTTCACCTCTATGAAGATGAAAAAATGACATTCTCGGAAATTGAGGAACGTCTCAATTCTGAGGGAGTCGATATCGGTCGTTCGGCTATCCATAAAGCATATCGTGATTACCACTCGATGGCCGAAGAGTATAAAAAACTCTCAGAAGAAACTAAAGGCCTCCTGGATACCCTTAAAGAAAACCCCACCACCGACATGATGGAAGGTATTCATGCCTTGATGGTGAATCACCTGTTTGAGTTTATCAGAAATATCGACCATCTGGATTTCGAAGAGCCTGGTGACTTGATTCTCTCCATAAATCGATTATCAAGAACCTCTGAGAAATTGACTAAATTCCGGATTGAAAGGCTTAAAGAAACAGCTGAGAAAATTGAAAACGAAGGTCTTAAACGGAATATCGATCCAGAGTTTTTAAAATTGATGAAGCAAGAAATATACGGCATTCAATAAATCATGGATAAAATACTTCTTCCATATCAGCAGCAATTTTTAAAAGGAATGGAAAACCATCGCTTTGGTATATGGTTATCATCCAGGCAAATTGGTAAATCATTCAGTGTTGCTTTATGGGCTGTTCTCCGGGCAATAGAAAATCCCCGCCGCAAAGTTATTTGCTTATCGTCTTCTGAATCTCAATCAAAAGAGCTTATGGAAAAAGCCCAAATGCATAATGAGTTTATGGGGAAGCTTGAAGCTCATTTGAATGAAAAAGAGGTTTTCTTTGAGGATAAGAAATATGCACAATTAGATTTGAATTTTTCAAATGGTTCAAAAATAATCGGCCTTCCATCCAACCCCAGGACAGCAAGAGGTTATTCTGGTGATATCGTTTTGGATGAGTTCGCTTTTCATGTTGATAACAAGAAAATATGGCAGGCCATGTTCCCATCCATTACCAGGGGTTATCAAGTTGTCGTTACATCAACACCCCAGGGGAAGAATGATAAATTCTATCATCTCTGGACTGAGGCTCTTAAAGATTCAAAATGGTATTCCCAACAGACAGATATTTTCCAGGCCGTAAAAGATGGGCTTGAACAGGACCCGGAAATCCTTCATTCGGGTATTAAAGATGAAGATATCTGGCAGACTGAGTATCTCTGCCAATTTATGGATTCTGTTGAGGCTTTCTTAACTTATGAATTGATTGAAAACTGCGAAATGCCCAATATACTTTTGGATGATCTTCGTTTATGCCATGGAGACTTGTATTTGGGTGGTGATATTGGTCGCCGTAAGGACCTTACTACTATAAAAGTCCTGGAACGCCTCGAAGATGTCTTATATCTAAGGAAAATCCTTATTTTAAGGAATACTCCATTTAGCACACAAAAAGACATTTTCAATCAAATACTTTCATTCTGTCGCAGAGGAGCCATAGATGCTACAGGTTTAGGTATGCAATTGGCTGAAGAATTGGTTGATACCTGGGGTGAGAATAAAGTCTTGCCTATAACCTTCACTGCGCAGAAAAAACTTGAGCTTGCATCAAAATTAAAGAATAACTTCACCGATAAAACTATCAGAATCCCAATTGATACTGACCTCCGAGAGGATTTACATTCTGTCAGAAAAATGGTTTCTGATTCTGGAAATATATTGCTTTCAGCAGAAAGAACTGATCTTGGACATGCTGATAGGTTTTGGGGATTAGCTTTAGCTAACTATGCAGCTTCGGTTGAAGTTCCCAATGTAGCTGCTCCACCAGTGTTTGGTAGGCAATATACAGGAGGCCTGAAATATGGGTATCAAGGACTGGTTTAGCCAGCGAGGATTGCAGATTACTGCGCTGCCCATTAACAGGGTATCGGTTGAGCCTGTTGACCTCCTGCAGACAATGAAAAACTTGTCAGCCCGGTGGAAAGGTATAGACCCACGCTTCCCAAGAGAATGGCTGAGAGTAATCGAAAAATCGGTCATGCTGAATCAAGACCTCTCACAAGCCCATGAGTTGATGATTGACCTGGGGAATACTGGTCATACTGTGGCTGTTACCGGATCCCGGAGTGAAGAAGCAACTCAGGAACTGCAGGATTTGGCCAGTATTCTTGATACCGATGCCCTGGTTAACAGCCTTCTCTCTCAGATAGCTCTTTATGGCTGTATCTCGGCTGAAATAGTGATAAACCCTGATATGAGTGGAATTAAAAAGGTTGTTAGAGTTCCACCTCCATCGGTATTTTTTACTTATGACCCTGAAAAGGATATATATCTCCCTTGGCAGCTAGATGTTATGGGGCAAGAAATCCAGCTCAATACAGACACCTATATCTATTCCCCATTGTTAACTATCGATGGTTCTCCGTATGCCATTCCGCCTTTCTTAGCAGCTTTGTCTGCTGTTGAGGTGCAAGAAGAGTTTAAGAGTGAACTTAAAGGCGCGGCCAGGAAGCTGGGCCTCCTGGGTCTTATGGACATTGAGGCTGACCCTCCACCAAAAGCACCAGCTGAGACTGAAAAGGAATACCTCAAGCGCATATTGGATTATCTCCAATCATTCGTTGATTCTATCTCAGAGAATATTAAAAAAGGGATTGTGGCCCATTTCAAAAACATGAAGGCCACTCACTATAGTGTCTCCGCTGATGCCGCTGGGGTTAAAGATATTATCGAGCTTAATAATCAGTGGGTTCTCTCCGGAGCTAAAGTCCAACCGAGCCTTCTCGGACGCACAACAGGTTCAACTGAGACTTGGGCAACGGTTTCATTTGCTCAGTTTACTTCTCAGTTGGATAACTATAGGCGGCTGATTAAGAGAACCATTGAGCGAGTCTATAAAACCCATCTAGTGCTTAAAGGAATTGATGTTGATGATGTCACTGTTACCTTCAACCCAGCACCCTCTATTAATCCAGATAAAGAAGCCTCTGTAAAGAAATCCGATACCGAAACAATCTGCCAACAATATGCTGCCGGAATCATTACCTTGGAAGAAGCCAGGATAAAACTTGGTTATGAGCCCCAAAAAAAGGAATAATATGCGTTCTAAAATAAAAACAGGCGATGCAGAGTATATTTTAAAGGGAATCACATCAGAGTCTATTGATGCGGTAATTACAGACCCTCCCTATGGGATTAGCTTTCTGGGTAATACCTGGGATAATGCGGTTCCCCCGGTATCCCTTTGGTCAGAATGCTTCCGGGTAATGAAGCCTGGGGCATTTTCCTTCGTGATGTCATCTCCCAGGCAAGACGTCCTATCGGCAATGATTCGAAATCTAGAACAGGCCGGATTTAATATTAAATTCACCAGTTTATATTGGGCCTACTCTTCCGGGTTCCCGAAAGCTACTGATTTATTCAAGAACTTCTTTAAAAAAGGCATCAAAGCTGACAATCTTAAAGGAGCTTTCCCGGGATTCAATCCGAAACCTGCTGTGGAAGTGGTTTTAGTGGCCATGAAGCCCATTGAGAAAGCAACATTAAAGGAACAGGCCCTGGACAATCAAAAAGGATGCACCTGGCTGGATGATTGCCGTATTCCTGCGGCTAATGGCACTGGTTCCCGGTTCCCGGCTAACCTTTTAGTCTCTGATGATATTCTGAATGATGGTCGGATATTTAAAAGCTCTGGTAAATATCGAAAAACACTTAAAAAGTGTTTCTTTACTAAATTCCACGGGCATGAAGTCGAAACAAATTATGTTGGGCCACAAGATACTGGTTCATTTTCAAAATACTTTGACCTTGATGCTTGGTTTGAAGACCAGATATCCAATCTCCCGGAAGATGTGAGGAAAACCTTACCTTTTTTGCTTGCTTCAAAGCCTACCCCAGAAGAGAAAAATGCTGGGGTAAAGAATATCCATCCAACTGTTAAACCAATAAAACTCATGTCTTATCTGGTCACTATGGCCAGCAGGGAAAATGACTTAGTTTTGGACCCCTTCTGTGGTAGTGGCACTACGGGTATTGCATCTTTACTGTTGAAAAGGCAGTTCTTTGGTATTGAGTTAGACCCAGAGCATGCTCGGATAGCACAAGAACGCATCAAATACATTACGAAAGAACCTGACCGTTGGGCTTCGGCTCCGGCGGCAGCTACTATGGCTTCGGCCTATTGTTAATGGAGGATTACCATGAGAAATTCACCGTTTGGATTCGCCGCATTTTTAGGTATAATTGCAATCGGCTATGCTGTTGTTAGCTGTTCCTTTTGTTGGGCAGATTCATACAATGCTTTTTCCCAACAAACAGCCATTGATTCTGCCTTTTACCAGGACACTTCCCAGGCAGTATCAAATACCGGTCAAGATACGACCACCGTATCTGTTGCATCTACAGGGGCGGAGTCCTCCGCAGATATATCAACCACCTCAACTGCTACAACCAGCTCCAATATTTATACATTATTAGAGGATGCTGTTAATGCCGCCGGCAAGAAATTAATCTCGGTTGGGACAACTACCAGAACGGCATACCTTTATGACTTTGTTAATGGAAAAGGGTCTGCTGCCATCGAATATCGACTGGCCAGATATTATCCTGGTAATCAAGATAATATCAGCCTGGACGTGGCTGCCGGATTTATTGTCTCAGACGAAATGCGAGGAGAAGCCTCTATTTACGCACAATGTGATAAGAAAGCCAAGCTTATCTTATTAGATACCCAATCAGTGGGCATTGGAGGACATGTTCAACATGGGCTTCATGGGAAGTTTGGTGGAGGCATCTGTGCCAATGCTTGGGGAGATAAAATCCTAGGTATCGAAGTATCCAAAATCATGGAAACGATAGCATTCTGGGCAAAGGAGAAATCTGATGCGTCTAAGTAA